ATAGAGAAAGCTTTTTTGGAGAATTTGCTGGTCAAAGACGTACAGAAAATATATATGACGAAACGGCAGTAACTGGGCTACCTAGATTTGCCTCAAGGCTTCAGCTTGGCTTTTTTCCTCCAAATGGTCGAGCATTTAAACTGGCTCCAGGTCCTGAATACCCCTCCGACATGATCTCAAATCAGCTTTTAAAAGAGCTTGATGATATAACAGAGTTGTTACATGAGGGATTGCGTAACAGTAATTTTAACTCAGAGTTCCATGAAGGCTTACAAGACTTGGGCATAGGCACTATGAATATGCTTGTTGAGTCTGGTCGATTTGTTGGCGATCTCCATTTTACTGCCGTACCACCTACTAACATAGCTTTATTATCAGGTGCTATGGATATGGTAACTGACTGGTTTAGATGGAATAACGAATGTGATATTACAGATATTAAACTTCGTTATCCTCAAGCAAAGTATTCTCCTGAAATGGTTAATGCTCAAAAACGTGATCCTAGACGTAAGACTAAATTAGTTGAAGCAACTATGTATGATAGTGACGATCAGTTTAAAGATGAATTTACTTATTATTTAATTTCAGAAACTGACAAACACGTTTTATTTAAAAAGAAACTTGTAGGTCGTGGTAGTTTGCCATGGTTAACTACTAGATGGTCTAAATCAGGTATGGAGGTTTGGGGTAGAGGTCCGATACTACAAGCCATGCCAGCAATTAAAACTTTGAATCTTACAGTACAGTTAATACTTGAAAATGCAGAAATGGCTATAGGTGGTGCTTATGTCTATGATGATGACGGAGTATTTAATCCTGACAACATAACTATTCAGCCAGGAACATTTATACCACGTTCCCCTGGCTCTAGTTTAGAATCATTACAAAGTCCAGCAAGATTTGATGTTGGGCAATTAATCTTGGAAGATATGAGAAGAAATGTCAGGAAGGCTCTTTTTATTGATGAACTTGATTCAAGACCAAATGCAAAAACACCATTATCAGCAACAGAAGTTTCAGAAAGGCTTGCTGACGTGGCAAGAGATATGGGAGCAGTTGCAGGTCGTATGCAGAAAGAATTTTTGCACCCATTGGTTGAAAGAATTGTATCTATTTATAAAGAACAAGGTTTACTTGATATACCAAAAGTTGACGGCAGAGAAATAAGGATTGTTCCAGTATCTCCGTTATTAAGGGCGCAAGATCAACAAGACGTAGCAGACTTTGTAAGATTTCAGCAAACAGTAGCTGGTACATTCGGACCAGAGATTACTCCAGCTTTATATAATCAAGAAAAGGTTATTAAGTATTTGGCATCAAAGTTTGGTGTTAAAGAAGAACTACTTGCTTCACGGCAAGAAGTACAAGGGAACATTGATATGGCTATGCAGTTAATGCAACAGCAACAACAAGGAACTCTAGGACAATGACAAAGGAGAAAATAAATGCCTCAGTCGATGGTAGGTCGTACACTACTGAAGTTGAAGCTGATCTTAATAGTAAAGCCCATGCTCTTTTTGGTTCGGGCATTGGCAAATCTTTCCTTCAGTATTTGGAAAACATTACAACAAATAACATTCACGGTGCGGGATTGGGAATTGAAAGTCTTGCTCACTTTGAAGGTCAGAGATGGGTCGTAGCCCTAATGAAACATAGAACTGAAATGGGACGTAAACAAGGACAATAAGGAGTTAATATGTCTGATGAACAAACAACTACAGAAAGCAATGAAAGCACCAATCAACAAGAAGAAGTCAAAGAGGTCAATGTCGAAAGCACAATCTCCCAAGACTCAGGGGAGCAAAATGAAGTCGAAAGACCTGACTGGCTCCCAAGTAAATTTGAAACACCCGAGCAACTGGCTACGTCTTATAAGAATTTGGAAAACAAATTTCATACAAGGCGTGATGAAATCAAGCAAGAACTTGTGGGCGAACTTAATGAAGAAGCTGCCAAAGAGGTTCCAGTAAGTCCAGGGGATTATACTTTAGAATTATCTGATGAAGAAGGTAATCCTATTGAGATCAATCAAGATGATCCTATGCTTAGTTGGTTTAGGGATAAAGCTCATAGTATGGCTTTAACTAATGATGAGTTTGGAGAGTTTGTAACCGAATATACAAATATGCAAGCTATGTCAGGTCCTGACTGGAATGAAGAAAGCCAAATATTGGGTGAACACGCAGACAGACGTTTAGAACGTGTTGATACTTGGGCAAGTTCATCTTTATCTGAAGATGCTTATAAGGTGTTTGCATCGATACCAGCTACTGCTGGAATGGTACAAGCCTTTGAAGAAATCATGCAGTTAAATGGACAGCCAAAGTTTAACATGACTTCTCCTACAGAGTTTCAGGAAACTGTTACAAAAGAGGATTTACAGTCTGCACAAGCTGATCCTAAATATTGGAAAAATGGTGGAGACCCAGCCTATGTTGCTAAAGTCAGAGCAATGGCAACTCAACTTGCTAGGAAACGTGCATGAGGACAATAAAGAAACCTAAAACTATGGGTTTTAAGAAAACTGCTTATTCAGATAGTGGCTTTAGAGATTATATGACAAAAGAAGAAAATATTCTTACGCCAAATGAATTTGATAACTTTTTAAAAGACCCCAAAAGAAAACATTTAGTAATTGAAAATTATAAAAATTATTTAAAAAGCCAATTACCCTTTTAGTAATGTGAATTAACAAAGTTTTCGTTTTCTGAAAGATTAGAATTGCTAGAAGGCTCGTCCATCTTACTTAGAAGCCCAAATTTGGAACAACTTCAACATAGTAGGTAAGCGAACAACCAGAATAGTAGTAAATTTTAACTTTCTAACGGAGGCTTAAATGGCTTTACCAACCATAAGCACCTCCTTTATTGAGGAGTTCGAGTCTGGGGTTCACATGGCTTACCAGAGAATGGGTTCTAAGCTTAGAAACACAGTTCGAACAAGAAATGGAGTTAAAAACAAAACTACATTTCAAAAAATCGGTAAAGGATTTGCTACGACTAAGGCAAGACAGGGTTCGATAGCACCTATGAATCTTGCACACACTAACGTCAATGTCACATTGGAAGATTACTTCGCTGGTGAATGGGTTGATGACCTAGATCAGTTAAGAATTAACCATGATGAAATGATGGTAGCTCAACAGTCAGGTGCGTATGCACTTGGACGTAAAACTGATGAGTTAATTATCAATCAGTTGACAACAACAACATCAGCGCATGATGAAACTTCTAACGGCATTACATTAACTTGGTGTTTAGAGTTAATGGAAAAGTTCGGTAACAACGAAGTTCCAGACGATGGCAGAAGATACTGTGTTGTCGGTTGGGAACAATGGTCACAGCTAATGGCTATAGACCAATTCTCAAGAGCTGAATATGTTGGCGAAAATGATCTTCCTTTCCCTACTGGCATGACTGCCAAGAGATGGTTAGGCTTTATGTGGTTTCCACATTCAGGTCTATCTGGAATGAACGGATCAGGAGCGGCAGGAACTACTCATAAAGAGTGTTTTGCTTACCATTCAGATGCTATTGCCCATGCAATAGGGTCAGATATAACCTCAAATATGCAATATCACAACGATAAGGACAGTTATTTTGTATTAAACAAAATGCAACAGAACTCAGTCTTAATTGATGCTGAAGGTGTATTTGAATTAGAACTTAAGAATTAGGAGGTAAACATGGCGTTTGTTCAGTCAGATTTAAGTTTGGTTTCCTATTCAGGTAATGGGTTCCATATTTGGCACTATAAAAGTAGTGGCGATGCACTTAACACTATTGATGCTGAAGGGTATTTTAATAGCATGGTCAACGAAATGAATGTTGGCGATGTTATTTTTATCTACGCATCTAATGGTTTTGGTATGTGTACTGTCCTCAGTAATAACGGCTCTGTTGTTGATACTGGAGATATAGTCAGCATGACTACGGATAGTAGATAATGGCTAAAAAACCAATCAAAAAGAAGGAGGTAGCCGTAGAGGCTACTTCCTCAGTTAGAACAGCAAGTGGAGCAGTCTATACTGTGAAATTTGGAGACAAAGCAAAACTAGGAGATAAGGTCAATGCCAACAGCAAGTGATGGTAAGAAATTCCCATATACACCTGAAGGAATAAAGGCTCATAAAAAATATCAGGCAATGTTAGATCGTAAGAATGAAACTATGGGAAAGGATAGGACTTACAATCCCAATGATCCCTTAAACATATATAACGCACCTAACACATAGGAGGTTTATATGAGTCAACAAGGATTGTCCAACAAGCCAAATTTAAGAAATAAAGTTGCTAAAAAATACAATTTAGAATTGCAATCTAAAAAAATTAAAGCTGACATACATTCAAGAAGCTATGTAGATAGAGGTTATAAATATAGTTTTGAGAGAACTTATCCCAAAAGGATAGATCAATTTAATAAATCATATCAAACTGGAAAACCAGTTTATAACAACCCTAATAAACCTAATCCTAAAATTAGTTTAAACACAGGTAAAAATTACTCTGAAACTGCAAATAGACTTAACAAAGTCAATAAAGATATAGCTAATTTTGGTAAAAGGAATCAAAGATTAGAACCAGCTTTTCAAAAAGACATTATGACAAAAAAATTAAAAGTTGCAAAGACAATGGGCAAAGTTATGACTGGTATTAAAAACATATCTGTTCCTGGAATTGTTGGCTTTTTAATGCAACCTAAGAAAGTTGGCGATGCTACTTTAAAGAAAAATATTAATCGTAATCCTAATTTTCCGAGGTAGATATGGACGAAAAAACATATGATTTAAGACGAAAAAATTTAGCACCACAATATAAACCTGGTTCCTCACGTAGAAAAGTAGCTACACAATTTGGATTAAAAAATCCTTTAAATGAACAAGTTAACATGGCAAATCCAAATAAAGGCTTTTGGAGAAATAAAAGAGATGTTACCAAAGACATGACTGTTGAGCAACGACTACAACAAGTTGATGAAATGAGTCAAGGTTTTGCAGAAAGAGGTGCAGCTTTTCATGCTGGAATGTTAGGAGGTATGCAGACCGAATGGAAAGGTAAAAAGTCAAAGCCAAAAAGTACATTAAAAGATAGAGGTATTCCTAATGTTAAACAAAAGAAAACAATGGGATCAACTATTAAAAAGGTATTTAAATCTCCAAGACTATTAACACCTGCTGGTCTTATTGCTTACATAATGAGACCTAAATCTCTTGGTGCTGGAACATTAACTAAAACAACTGGCGAATATAAAAAGATTAAGTAATGAATAAAATAAAAACTATGGGCATGGATTATACAGATAGGAGAGGTCTTGTAAGTTTTTTAAAAGTGCAAGGCTTATCTGTAAAAGATTATAGAAAATTATCTCCAGCATTAAAGAAACAAATTTTAACTAATTATAGTTCAGCGGCAAAAGCTGGGGAAGTGCCTTTTTAATGCCAAATACAGCAAAGACCGATATTGAAGTAGCACAAAGAGCAATGGTCTTAGTGGGCATGGAGCCTTTGTCATCATTTACCGATGCAACAGATGAAGCATTGGTTATGAATACAAGCTATGAAGATATTGTCGAAGATTGCCTTGCACAGAATAACTGGAACTTCGCAACTGGTCAGATTATCTTATCAAGATTAGCTGATGTACCAGTAGATCGTTGGGACGCTGCTTATGCCCTACCCACAGAGCCTGCCGTTATTCAAGTGCAGACTGTAACTATTGGCGATCAAGTTCAGACATACGATATTTATGAAAAATACATATACATAAATGCTAGTGAAAACGACACAGTAGTTTTAAACTATATCTACAGAGTTGATACTCAATATTGGACACCAGCTTTTACCTTATGGGTCATATATCGCCTTGCTTCAGTTTTGGCTTTATCAGTTACACGAAAAGCAGATATTGCTAAATCTTACAGAGAAATGGCAGATTTGCAGTTTCGTAGAGCCAAAGCCAGAGATGCACAGCAAGTTACAACACAGCAAGTTGCTCTTAGCAGATTTCATAGAATAAGACTTGGATCAGGTATTTATGCAAAGATCGAAGGGGAATCAACGGATTGAATGAATGGCATTATTAAGACAATTCACTACAAATTTTTCATCAGGGGAGTTATCCCCTCTTTTGTCATCTAGGGTAGATGCCGAAGCCTATCGTAATGGAGCATACAGACTCCGTAACGTGAGGTTAAAGGCTCAGGGTGGTTGCACTAGGCGACCAGGGCTTAGATACCTTCAGACCCTCGCAAATGAGTCTTATCAGACGGAAGCATACATATATGACGAAGATGAAGCCTATTTACTTCTATTTAGCAATGGAAAACTACGAATTGTAGATATTTCCAATCCAACGGCAATATTGCAGACTTTAACAAGTATGCCTTGGGCAACTGCACAAATTGGATCATTAGTAGTAAGCCAAAGTGGAGATACAATGTTTGTAACCCACCCTGATATGGCTATGCAAAAAATAACTAGAACAAGCTCAAGTAACTTTGCCGTTACTGCTTTTGCCTTTGATACTTCATCAGGTCTTGGCTTTCAACCTTATTATAAATTTGCTACATCTAGCATAACACTTACTCCTAGTGGAACAAGTGGATCGGTAACTTTAACAGCTAGTGCCGATGCTTTTACATCAGCTTATAACGGAATGTATTTACGTTTAGTCGATTCAGCTTCTGTAGTACGTCATGCCCTAATAAGTGGATATACAAGTGCTACAGTAGTAACAGCCACATTATCAGGAGCAATAGCTGATACTACTGCTATTACAGATTGGCAAGAGCCAGTATTTTCTTCTGTGAGAGGATATGCACGAACAGTTCAATTTCACGATCAGAGGTTAATATTTGGTGGCAGTAGGGATTTGCCTAATTTTTTATTTATGTCAAAGATTGGAGAATTTACAAACTTTGATGTAGGTACTGGTGCAGATGATAATTCTATTCAGATACAGATAGCTGAAGCACAAGTATCTGAAATAAAGGGTATGCAGTCATTTAGATATTTAACAATATTTACATCAGAGCAAGAATTATATGTTCCAACATCTGAAAATAAGCCGTTAACTCCTTCTACTATAACAGTTAAAAAGCAAACAAGTTATGGATCAGGAACAGTACAACCAAAAGAATTTGATGGTGCTATTGTTTTTCTAACCAAATCTAAAGGTGCTATTCGTGAATTTATATTTTCTGATATATCACAAGCCTATAACTCAGATTCAATTACATTATTATCAGAGCATATTATTGGCACACCAACTTCTATTGAAGCCCAAAGAGAATCTTCAGATCAAATGGAAGGTTATTTATATTTACTTAACTCAGATGGTCATATGCCCGTATTTATGTCTATTAGAAAAGAAAAAGTACAAGGCTGGGTTAGATATGATACAACGGGTAATTTTAAAAATATATCCAATGTAAACAGACAGATATACGCAGTTGTTGAGAGAACAATTAATAGTTCTACTGTTACATCATTAGAATTATTTCAAAACGATTACTATACAGATATGGCATCTCAGCAAACTGGTAGTGCAACAGCTACCTGGACTGTAGCCCATTTGCCCAATACTGCCGTTCAGGTCAGATCAGGAAATTATTCTCTTGGAACATTTACAACTAACGGAAGTGGTGTAGTTACACTAGATGAAGCTGTAACTTCTGTTGAAATTGGTTTGGCTTATACTCCTGAAATAACCACCCTACCTCCTGAAATGCAATTACCAGACGGAGTTAGTGTTGGTCAGAAACGCAGAATAGTCAGAGCCGTACTTGATCTTGTATCAACACTTAATGTGAAAGCTGGAGGTACAAGAATTTTGCTAAGAAATGTAACAGATGATTTTTCATTAGAGCCAAGTGCTTTAACGCAAAGAAAAGAGGTGTATCTGCTTGGGTGGTCTAAGGAAGGCAGAGTAACTATAACACAAGAGGAGCCATTACCAATGACGTTAAATGGTATATTATTAGAGGTGGAAGTCTAATGGGTTGGCAAGGAATGGCATTATCGGCTGTTATGTCTTTAGCTTCGGCAAGGCAGGCTCAAAAAGCTTATGCAAATGATGCTCAAGCTGCAATGGAACAAGCTGAGATGGCTGGGATTGAAGCAGATCAGGAAGCAATAAATAGAACGGCACAATTAAGAGAACAACTTGCCTCTATATCAGCATCAAGTGCTGGGGGTGGTGTGTCTGTAGGTGCTGGTGGATCAATGGCAAATATAAAACGCAGAGAAACAAGATTGGCAAAATCTGATGTAGGTGCGATTAAGCTAATGGGTGCATCTAAGCAAAGGCAATACAAACTAAGTGCAAGAGCATCAAAAACCAAAGGTAAAGCGGCAATATATTCAGGTGTTGGCAAAGCTATGGAAAGTGGCTCTGAAGCTTATAGTGCAATGCCAGAGAAATACAAATTTTTAGGTTAAAATCATGGCTATTAAAAGAACAACACAAAGACAAAATATAGTTAGACCAAGCAATATTGTTCCTGATAGTGGTGGTTTGGCTATGGCACAAGCAAGTCAGAATATAGCTAATGCTATTACTAACATTACTCAAACTGTAGATCAAAGTCAGCTAGATAATGCTCTTTTAGAAGCTGAATCTCAAGGTATTCATCTTGGAAACAGAACTAAAGATGGTAAACTTATTCCACTTGATTTAGTTACTCTTAATTCTGCTTTTAAACCTGATATGTATAACAAAGCTAATTTGGCTAAAGCTCAAGCAAGATTTAGACAATTTGCAATAAATGCTTACGGATTAAATGTTCAAAATGATTTAAAAAACTATGCTGATAATTCTTTTTTAAAAAATCAGGGTGCATTTAATACTGATAAATCTAAAACTGTTGTTCAAGTAGAGCTTGAATCATATGCAAATACTTTAAAAGGTACTATTGCACCTGAAGTTTGGGATAATATACAACCTACTGTTAATAATATTATTGGCTCTTATTCAAGGCAAGCTTCAGCAGAGCATTTAAAGAATGTAAAAACAAAAGCTTTAATTACAGCTAATAAAGCTATGATTAATCTCATAGATGAAAAAGCCAAATACATATTAACTGAAAGTGCAGATGATGCTGGGGGTGGCATACCTTCAGTAACAAATGACCATTTTGATAAAGAAGAACAAAAACTATTTGATATATTTAAAGCTAATTTAAGTGTTGAAAAATTTGAAGAAGTTAAAAACCTTTACAAAACCAGTCTACAAGCAAGAGTTACCAAAGATGCTATAACTGCTGCTCATGCGTTTGGTATAGGAGAACGTGATTTAAAAGAAATGGTAAATGCCATTAGTCAAGAATCTGAAAAAACTACATTAAATGTAGATGCCATAAGGCAAGAAGGCAATAATACTATCAAAAGATTAATTGATATAGATACACAAAGAGATAAGGAAGAATTAGATTCTTCACAAGATTTATTTGATGAGTTTTACTCAAGAATTATAGCTAGAGATATACCTTCTGTTATTGAAATAGAGAGTTCTGGCATGAACATTACTCATCAAAACCAAATAAAGCTAATGTCTCAAAACAGACAAATAGAAATAACAAATAAAGCTTTGGCTATTGAAAAAGAAGTCAATCTAGATATTATTTTTGATATAGAAACAGGTAATTCTAGTTTAAGTGCTAGAGCAATTAGGCAAGCACAACAAAGAATAAAAGAAGGAAAATTCAGAGGTCCCGAAAGAAGGGATTTTATTAAAGCTTGGTTAAAAAGAACTCTTACAGATTTAAAAGATAGAACAGCAACTGCCTATTCTCCATTTTTTGCTGAAATGGGAATGGAATCTAGTTACACAATTTCTCCTGCTGTATTTCAAAATCAAAAAGAAAATCTTATAAATAAAGGAGTTATTGGAGAAAAAACTCATAATAAAGACCCGTTAATGACTGTTAAATCATATGATGAAATGGTAAGAGCTTATGCCAAAAGATATGTAACGAATACTCAAGATAGATATGATGTTAAGAACACAATAGCTTTATTAAAAAAAGGTGACATTGGAAATCGAAACGATATTAAACAAATACAAGATGCTAAGTTACTTCCCAATAGCATTAAATTTAATAATCAAAATTATCCTTTAGATATATTGCATGAAAATAAAGATATACGAGAAATGAGTTTAAAAAAGGCAATGCAATGGACAGTAGATCATAATACATTGCACCCATCATTAATTGATGCTTTTGATGCTTTGGGAACAATTAATGACGAACAGAGTTTTTCTGATATTACAATGGCTTTTACAAGGCTTAATGAAACTTTTCAAATGAATGGCAAAGGGGACAGATTAAAACTTGTTTTAGATAAAGTTGGAATAAATCCTAACGTATTATTTAATGCTAGACGTTATGGCATGGAATGGACTAACAAAAAGTCCACATTAGACAAAGCTTCTGCACAAAGAATTTTTAAAGAATATAAAATTGATAATGAATCTGAAAATGATTTTGTTGTAAGGCAATTTAAAAAATTTGTTGGAACAAGCAATATTGTAAAAGATTTTATATTAAAACATTATACTTTAGGTCAAATGTATAGTGCTGCTACTGGAGATTATGGCAGTTCACCAAAAACAGAACAAGAACGTAAATTGCTAAATGATTTTATGCAATCAAATGGTTTTGAAGATATTGCAGATACAGTTCTAAGTGATCCTAGATTAGTACAGTTATTATCTGATGGTTTTTGGAATTATGTAACAGACGGCAATCAAGTGGCTGATGGAGAAAAAGGTTTACAAGATGCTATGAGTCTTACTTTAATGAAAGTTTTTGACCAGATTGGCATTTCTAAAGATGGAGAAGGTAAACTGCATTGGACTTTTAATCCTCCTTTAAGGCAGTTTCAATCTACAGTACCAGTAGATAAACTTACTGGAACATCTTTACCTGTAACTTTAACACATGAAGATTTGTATAATCATGTTTACGATAGTATAAATGCAATGGATATTGCGTGGAATAAACATGATGGTTTTAGGGAAGGTCATTTAGATAAAAATTATAGAATTGTTCCTAATTATAATTACGGCAAAGTGCCAACATACACAATTAATATTGTAAATGCACATGGAACACCTAAAACAATATTTAAAAATTTTAAATTTGATTGGGAAACATCTAGAAATAATAAAGCATGGCAAGATGCTATTCAGAATATAGAAGATAATGACTTTAGAAAATTTGTTTATGGAATCCCTGGAATGGAACGTCAGCAAGTTTTAGCTCTTTATCAAAGATACCTTATTGATAATAATCCAGACTCAGCAATTAAAGGTTTGCAAGATTTATATAATAGAGTTGTTGTTTCGGTTTTACCAATAGGTCAACAAGATGATGCTATAATTAATCTAACTGACAAAGAGGCTTCTTTTAAAAACACTATGCTTAGAACTTTAGGTTTAGATTTATCCTTATGGTTAGAAAACTAAATGTCATATTTAAAGCCATATAGCCAAGAACAATTAAGAGCCGATGTTGGTGTTTCAACTGGACAAAAGGTTTCTGAGCCATTTTCAGAAAGTTTATTGTTTTATGATGATTACACTCCATACATACCCTCAAGTAAAGAAGTATGGGCATCTGCATTTAGGCAATTTGCACCCTATGAATCTTTATCAAGAATGATATTTGATCCTGAATATGACGATGAAGAAGGATATGATCCTTTATCTGACCCACAATTAAAAGGTTTTGAAGGAAGTTATTGGCGATTTTTAAATAGTGGTAGTCGTGGTGAAACGGCACAAAGGCTAGAAAACCTAAAAATAGATATAGAAGATCAGAATATATTAGCAAATACAGATCAATGGGTTCCTCAAGTAGTTACAACTGTTGCTACCCCATCAATCTTTGCACCTTTGGCTCCTTTGAAAGTATTAAGGTCAGCTAGATTAGGTAAAAGATTTACTGGTGGTGCTTTATTTACTGCAACACTTTTAGCACCTGAAGAATTTTTATTGTCAACGCAAATTGAAACTAGAACTTTAGGACAATCTGCTGTTGTTTTAACTGGTGCAAGTCTTATTGGTGGATCATTAAGTGCAGTTCTTGGTAAATACAGTAATAGAATTTACTTTAATGATGGCAAAGGTGGTGTTTTATGGACTGAATCTGTAGACCCAACAGCAAAAGTAACAACAAAAACAAAGTCTAAGCCTTTCAATCCAGTTAAAGATGTTAAAACAAATACATGGAAACCAGTTGGAGCTAACGTAAGTCCTGAAAGACAAAGACAGTCTATGTGGCAATCAATGGAAGGAGATGCCTTAAAAGAAACTGGAGTTGGCATAGAAAAGTTACCTTGGAATCCCGTTATTAGATTAACTCAAAGCCCTAACCCTATTGTAAGAAGTATTGTAAGCCAAATTGTTGATATGGGTGGACTAATACAGAAAAAAGTAGCTGGACAAGAGGCTATGGATCAATCTGTAGAATCTACGTTTAGAACAACGTATGTTCCAAGCCTAGTTAATGTAATGAGAATGATGGACGAACAATATTTATCTTATCGTGGGTTTATGGCTAAAGAAGGTGATATAAGTCGTTCAATACAAATGTTAAAACTTAAAGGTAAGGACTGGTTAAATAAACCTACTGGTTTAACAGAATATCAATTTAGAGAAAGAGTATCTAATGCTTTAAGAAATAATGGCGATTTAGTTATTGATGGTGCTACACCTTATGTTAATAGTGCAGCTTCTAAGGCTAGAGAGCATTTAGACCTTATTAAAAAACAAGCTACAGAAGTTAAGTTATTTGAAAGAGCCTTACAAAAACAAATCAAAAAACTTGAAGATCAAATAAGCAAATCAAGTGGAGCATCAAAAACAGCTTTGGAAGCACAGTTGGCACAAGCCAAAGTAAATTTAGCTAGAGTACAAGCTAATGGTGTTAATGTTAATACTGCCGATGGGTTTTTACCTAGAATATGGCGTGTTGATAAAATCATGGATAATTCTCAAGCATTTTTGCAAATAGTAAAAAACTGGGCAAGAAATCAATATGGTTTGTCTAATGCACAAGCTACTAAGTTTGCAAACGAAATGATGGATCAAGTTACACGCAGTAAGCCTTATTACAATTTAGATGAAGGTGTTGATAGCATTGACTGGATAACTCAAGCCTCATCTACAAAAGCAAGAACATTTGAAATACCTGACAGACTTGTAGTTGATTTTTTGGAAAATGATGTAGAGGCTATTTTAAGACATCACACAACAACAATGGGAGTGGATATTGAACTGACAAGAATGTTTGGCGATGTTTCTATGGGTAATGTAATTAAACAAATCACAGATGAATATGAAATCATGATAAAACAAGCACCCACTACTGCTGAGAGGCAAAAACTAGCCAAGCAATTACAAGATGATTTAAGAGATATAAGAGGTTTAAGAGATAGGGTTAGAGGAACATACGGAGCTGCCAAAGACCCTCATGCTTTATCTAGTCGTGCAGTTAGAACATTGAAATCATTTAATGTTCTTGTGGGCATGGGTAGTGCCGTTGTTAGCTCTGTTCCTGATGTAATGCGTACAGTTATGGTTGAGGGATTAAAGGCAACTAATGAAAAAGGTTTAAGGCATTTTTTTAAAAATTCCAGAACAGTTATAAAACAATTATCTAAAAAAGAATTAAACCAAGCTGGTATATCAGCAGACGCTTATCTTGGATTACGATCTGCACAATTTACAGATATTGGAGATATGTTTGGTAGTCGTTTTGCTTGGGAAAGAAACATGAACCAAAGTGTTAGTATTTTCTTTATGCTTAATGGCTTAAACTATTGGAACCAGTTTATGAAAGAGTTTGCTGGTAATGTCATAATGCTTCGTATGACTGGAAATATAATGCAAGATTGGTCTACGCTTTCAGCAAGGGATAGAGAAAAATTTCTTGCAAATGGTATAGATCAGCAGATGCACTCACGTATGCAATTACAAATGCAAAATCATGCAAGACGTGAAGATGGGGAATGGCTTCCTGAAACAGATTTATGGACTGATGCTACTGCACGATTAAAGTTTAGAAATGCTTTAAATCAGACAGTTGAAAGAACGATTATAACCCCAGGAGCTGGTGATAGAGCTTTATGGACATCTACCGAACTTGGATCACTAATGACGCAGTTTAAGGGTTATGGACAAGGCTCAATGGTGCGCCTTTTAACTGCTGGTCTGCAAGAAAAAGATGCTGCTTTTTGGCAAGGGTTAGCCTTGCTTGTTGGGGTTGCGGCAATAGTTAATGAAATTAAAAATATCCAATATGGTATAGATGACAGTAAAGATACTTATAATGACAAGTTAATTAATGCCATAGACAGAAGTGGTGCATTAGGTTGGTTTACTGATGTTAACAATAGTTTAGAAAAAATATCAGATTATAAATTAGGTATGAGATCAATGTTTGGTAGTGCAACAGAAAAGCCAATACCAAGTGGAGCTAAATTTGGAGCTATTTTTGGTCCTGGAGCAAGTAATTTGTCTACTGCTGGAGCAGTTGCAAGTGATATTATCAGAATGGAAGCAGATGCTAATACAGCAAAATCTGCACGTTTTATTACTCCTGGAGGAAATTTATTTTGGGCAGACCCTATTATGGACGGAATATTTAATAGTGATGTGAATTAACAAGAAGGTGCAATATGAGTAAAGGTAATAATTATGGCTACTATATCTATTGCAGACAACGATGCACGAATACAGCATGACATAGGTGGTGGAGGCAACACAGCTAACGTCACTACCTACCCTATTGACTTTCCATTCTTTGCTCTTGATGACATTAAGGTAACAATAACAAGTAGTGCTGGTGTTGATACGGCAATAAGCAGAGGCACAGGTGCTGGTACGTTTGCAGTTATAGGAACTGCTGTAGATGATGGTTTTTCTGGTGGAAATATTACTTTAGGCTCTGTTTATACAAACGTAACAGTTACAATTTCAAGAGACATAGAAATATCAAGAACAAGTGACTTTGCCACATCAGGTCCTTTTAATATATCAAGTTTAAATACTGACTTAGATAAAATCTATGCAGTAATGCAACAACTTGAAACTAATAATGCAAGAGCATTAAGTTTACCGACTACAGATACGTTAACTTCAATAACATTGCCATCAAACACATCTCGTAAAGGTAAATATTTGGCTTTTAATGCTTCGACTGGAGATGCAGAAGTTGGAGGTAATGTAGCTGATACTGGAACAGTTGCTACAATATCAGGAAATATTACAACAGTAGCTGGAATATCAGCAGATGTTACAACAGTTGCACATTTACAAGATGGCACAACAACATCAAATGGCATAAGTAATCTTGCTGGAATACACACAGCTATATCAGGTGTTAATAGCATAAGTACACAAGTGCAACAAGCATACACAGATAGAGTGGCAATACAAAATGCAAGTGCCAATGCGACTAAAGCACAGAATTATGCAACAGAAACTGACTCACTTGTAACTAGCACATCTGATGATTCAGCCAAATCCTGGGCAATAGGAGGAAGTGGTGGCTATAGCATGAGAACTTCAGGAAAGGGTTCTGCTAAAGAATGGGCAGTTTATGTAGCTGGAACTGCTGACGATAGTGATTGGTCTGCTAAAAATTATGCAATAAGTGGCTCTACTGTTACTAGTGGATCAGCTAAAAACTGGGCAATAGGTGGTGGAGATAGCTTTAATTCTAATACTGCCGTAGGAAGTACTGGTTTATATTCTGCAAAATACTGGGCAGAACAAGCTGCCGCTTCCAAGACAGAGTTTTCTAATATTTATCATGGAGCATCTGGGTCTGATCCTACGGGGGGAACTGTTGGTGCTGGAGATTTATATTTTAATAATAGCTCAAATAAACTGAGGTATTACAACGGCTCTGCATGGGCAAACATAGAAGCTACTGATACTAGCAGTTTCGCAGAAAAAGGCTTTGCGATTGCAATGGCTATAGCACTTTAGGAGTAACTAATGGCACAAAATTTTAAACAAATAAAACTAGCTGGATTGGGAACTGGTATAAATGATCTGCCAAATGGGTCAAACTTCCCTACTGGGTTTCATTTTGTAAAAACAATAAACATGGCAAATATTACATCAAATGCAATTACTGTTTCATGCTTTCTATTAAACGGAAACACAGACAATGATCCTGCTGGGGAAACAAAGTTTTATATTGTTAAAGATATGACAATACCAAGTGGATCAGCTTTTGTTTATGATTCAGGAATAAATCTTTTAGCTGGAGATAGGTTCTTTTTTGAAACCGACACGGCATCTTCATTAGACGTAATTGTAAGTTATGTTCAAGAAATTAGCACATAGGATTTAATATGCCTTTTATTGGAAATACACCTGACGTAAATTTCACAAGTTTTGCCAAGCAAGATATTACTGGAAATGGTGGTGCTAACTACACTCTTAGTCATGCAGTAGCCAATGCAAATGAGATTGCAGTTTATGTTAATAATGTAAGGCAAGAACCTACAGATGCTTATTCTGTTAGTGGTACTGCTTTGACTATGACTGGTAATGTAGCTAGTTCAGATGATTTTTATGTAATCTTTTTAGGAAAAGCTATTCAAACAACTGTACCCCCTGATGGTTCTGTAAGCACAGCAAAGATAGCTAATAGTGCAGTAGACCTTACATCTAAGGTTGCTGGTGTATTGCCAGTTAGTAATTCACAAACTAACACTCCAGCATTTTTAGCAAAATTGTCAGGCGACAAAGATATTCCTGATGCATCAGACGCAAAAGTAGAATTTGATGAAGAAATTTATGATACAGATGGGAAGTATGACCATTCAACAAACTACAGATTTACACCTGGGGTAGCTGGAACTTATTTTTTATATGCTCAAGTTCATATTTTAGGACTTGATAATAGTCAAATAAGAGACAGTTTTATATTTATAAAGAAAAATGGTGCAAAATTTTTTGCTAATAGATTTAATCCTTCTACTAATTATGCAAATCAAGTTTCTATAAATTTACAAGTAACTGATGTCGCTAATACTACTGATTATTATGAAGTTTTTGTTTATTGTGATGATAGTGCTGCGACTCCAGACCTAGATGCGACTGATGCTCGTGGACACATGAGTTTTTTTGGTGCTTATAAGTTAATAGGAGTATAAAATGGCATTAAGCAAAATTCAAGCTGAGTCAATGAACCTAGCAGATACCTATGCTTTTACTGGGACTGTTACTGGTACTGGAGATTTATCAAAAGTTTTTCATAATACTTGGACATCTGATGTAGGACAAGTCTTAGCAAATAATATTTTTACTACCGATTTCTTACATTATAAAATTTTTACTAGGACAAGAGGAGATGCTAACCACCTCTTAGGAATAAGGTTAACTACTGGTGGAGATTCACCAGCAGATATGGCTTGTTCAGTATATACTGGTGAATGGGGAAACAGAGCAGCATCATCAGCTATGATTACTACAGCCGACAATGGAACTGGTTCACAACTTTATATGCCAGACAATCACGCATTTTATGGTGAAGCAGATTTGTTCTGTGAAGTTACTCTTATGAACGCAAGAGTTGGTGCTGTTTCTGGTCACACTAATATAAGTCCAGCAAGAAAAAGAAATGGGCAGTTTTGGTGGTCTGGTCAAACTACAAACGCTTCAGATCATCACGGAATGCATGGTTGGTTTACTTTTTGGAACGCAACAGCAAGTGATAATCCAGTAGCAACTGGCTTAAAAATCTATCCAAGTGGTGGAAATTTTGCTGAAGGTGAGATTTCAGTTTACGGATATAATATTTAATTAGGAAAATATAATGACTAGGTACAAATTAATTGATGGTAAAAGAGTTCAGTTTACTGCCAAAGAAGAAAAAGAAAGAGATGCCGAAGAAAAAACATGGAATGATGCACAACCAGCTTTGCTTTTGGCACAATTACGTAGAGAAAGAAATAGCTTATTAGCTGAAACAGATTACATGGGCAATTCAGATGTAACAATGTCTGCTAAATGGAAAACATACAGACAAGAATTAAGAGATATAACTAAAACATTTAAGTCAATGAGTGATAAAGACTTTAAGTTTCCAACAAAGCCAACGGAGTAAGCCATGCCCTTTATAGGACAACAACCAACACAAGGTAGGTTTATAGAATTAGATAGCCTTACAGCTAGTGCTACTGCTAACTACACATTGCAACTTAATTCGGCTAACTATTATCCTGAAAGTGTAAACAATCTTTTAGTTAGCATTAATGGTGTTATCCAGGGTAGCTCAACTATGAGTTTGAATGGTGCAGTTCTTACTGTAGGTGCTACGTTATCTTCTTCAGATACGATTGATTTTGTCAGAGTGTTTGGCAATGTAGGTACTGTATCAACTCCGACAGATGGTAGTGTGACTGCTAACAAGATTGGTAGTGGTGCAATTACTAATGTTAAGGTTGCTGATAATGCTGGAATTGTAGGAAGTAAACTTGGAACTGGAGCTGTGTTGCAATTTAAAGAAGGTGGAAGAACTGATAGATTTGTAGGAACTGGTGGCTCATCTTTTGCTGATTGTGGAGTGTCTGTGGATATTACACCAAGCTATACTTCTTCTAAAATTTTAGTAAGAGTTTCAGGCTCTCTTTCAGTTTCAGGTGGCGGTACTCTTGGTGGTTCAAGAGCTATGGTAAAAGTTTTTAGAGATTCAACAGAAATAGGTAGTGGAACTTCAGGTAACACTTACAATGTTTTTATGGCAGCTTTACTAAAAGAAAGTTATCAAATGCACCCATTTTCACAATCTACACTTGATAGTCCATCATCTACTTCTTCAATTACTTATAAAATACAAATAGCAAGTACTGATAATCAATGTGTTATAGGAGGTCGTGGTGAAAGCTCTGAAGTAGCTGTACCGACTAGAATAGAAGTAATGGAAATCGGAGGATAGCATGGCATTAACAAAACTAAACTTTACTGGTCAGCCTACTTTACCAGCCACAAGTTTGCCTGCTGGTAGTATAATTCAAACGCAAGTAGCACAATTCCAAGAAGGTATAAGTGGACACACATTTGGTGGTGCAACATCAGGTCAAACTGCAAATGCAAGCAATGTATTTGTAACAATAACTCCCCATCTTTCAACAAGTAAGTTGCTGGTAAACTTTAGTGGGCAAGGTGGGTGGAATAGTGCCATAGCTGGTAACGCAGTAGAACTATACTTATATAGAAGTGTTGGTGGAGCTAGTTTTGCTGTTTCTGATTTAGACTATGGAAAAGTTGCTAATTATGCTTGTTACTCTAATAATACTACTGGTATTCTTCATAGTGTTTCATTTAGTTGGCTTGATAATCCAGCTACTACAAGTGCCGTTATATACAAAATTTATGTTGCTTCAGCAAATGGTGGTGGTAACGCTACGTTTCAAGCTAATACACATGATTTATGTTTTATAAGTGTTCAGGAGATTGCTCAGTGATGGAGCTTGATGTTCCAACATTATGGTCAGCAATTATCACATTAGTAATTATGCCAATGGCATGGGTTTTTACATATTTAGTAAAAGAGGTAAAAAGAATACAAATACTACTTAATAAAACAAGAGAAGAATACGCATCTAAAGAAGATTTGCGTGACACTTCTGGTCGTGTAATGGAAGCCTTGCATAGATTAGAAGATAAATTAGACAAGGTTTTGAATGTGAGGTGATCTGTGCTTGAAATGCTAATGATCGCAAATAGTGCCTTCGCCGTCATCAAACAAACACTCGAAAATGGTAAAGATATAGCTTCGGCAGGAAATGCCATAAGCAAATTTGTTGGTGCTGAAGAACAGTTACAAAGAGACTTGCATAAAAAACGTAATAGTATTTGGACTAATTTATTAGGTAGAACGGACAATGACCTTGAGGAGTTCATGGCATTAGAACAAATCCGTGTAAAAAATGAAAAACTTAGAGAGTATATGCAGTTATATGGTAGAGCAGGACTTTGGACTGATTACCAACTATATTGTGCTGAAGCTAGAAAGCAAAGAAAAAAAGCACAGATAGATAGACAAAAACAAAAAGAAAAAATCCAAGACATAATTTTAAAAGTCATTTTAGGAATTTTAATAACTGCTTTGTTTAGTGGCGTTATTACAGTTCTTGCAATTATAGCTAGAAAGAGAGGTTTGATATGACAGCATTTATGTTGGCTTGTTACCTAAATGGAGTAGCTCAAGGAGCAATCTATTTTAGAAATGTGGCAGATTGCACATTCTATACAAAATATTTAAGTGACCAAACATTTGATACAGCTATTGGGGAAAAGGCTACCTACAAATGTATATGTAAATTAGTTCCAAGAATAGATGAAAAGAAAGTGAGGGTATATTAATGATACAACTACTGGGACCTATAGCCAATATTGCCACGACTTGGCTTCAGGGCAAACAAGAGAAAGCCAAAGCTAAACAACAATTAGAAGTTGCAAAAGTACAAGCACAAGTAAAACGTGTTGAGCAAGAAGGATCATGGGACGAAAAGGCAATGGACGCTTCTGACAATAGTTGGAAGGACGAAGCATGGACTATTACCTTTATATTATTAATAGTTGCGTGTTTTATACCAGCGTTGCAACCATATATATCTGATGGATTTAAGTTTTTAAGGGAAGATTGTCCTGAATGGTTAAGCTATGGAATACTGGCATCTATTGCAGCTTCCTTTGGTCTTAAATCTATAGCAAAGTTAAAAAAATGATAGGTAACTTTGATAAAGCCTTAGAGCTAGTTCTAAAACATGAGGGTGGTTTTGTAAATGATAGCCGTGATCCAGGAGGAGCCACTAATTTTGGGGTGACTAAAAAGGTATATGAAACTTATCTTGGCAGAGAATGTACTATACAAGAAGTAAAGGATATGCCATTAGAAGCTGTAGGCGAAATATATAAGAGAAAATACTGGGATAAAGTCAAAGGCGATGAATTGCCTAGTGGATTAGATTGGGCAGTATTTGATTTTGCAGTTAATGCTGGTGTCTCAAGAGCATCTAAAATTCTTCAGGGATTCTTAAGAACGTCTGTAGATGGTCATATAGGTCCAGCTACTTTACAAGCTATTCAAGACTACCCTACTACAGTTAAGGGTGTTATTGAGACATATACGGCTCAAAGATCAAGCTTTTACAGAACATTAAGTACCTATGATACATTTGGCAAAGGTTGGGATAGGCGATGTTATGAAACAAGAAAAACAGCATTAGAAATGTTAGAGACTACCTAAGCTACTTTTAACTCCTATTTCTGATGATGGCTTTGATCTGTGCATAATGGATTCATCAGGATCAAATGCTATATCTTCAAAGACACCTTCTTCTGGTATTGAGTTTTTTGCACATTCTTCCATTAACTTTTTAAATTCAACATTTTTTGAATTTGTGTAATGTTTATTTTTTTTCATGTGAATACCTTTATTTTGTTTAATTGAGTATTGTTTAACTGCACCTTCAAAGGGATAGATTTAATGTTAAGTCTGTCCCTTTATTTTTCCATTCACATAAATGGGGACAATTTGGGGACACAAAAGTAATGTGAATTGATCTTCATACGTCAAATATGATTAGATTTCTAAATATTGCCCAACTCGGCAGTAGTGGGGAAAAGAGGCTCAAAGTGTTAGTGCGCCTAACATTTGAGTCTTTTTTTTATGTGTTTTATAAAATATAATTTTGAATAACTTGTGGTCATGACGAGGTCACTGGTTCAAATCCAGTTGGCGGCACCAGACCTAGTTAACCCATTGTTATTAATACATATTTCCATTTATAATTTTACTTATATATCTAGGCATTGGCTTTTGGGGACAATTTGGGGACAATTACCATTCCCATCTTTTTACACCACAAAGCTCAACATCATAGTTTTTATATCTTTTATTGCTTTGTATTTCGTGCAAAGAAGCATCTGCTAGTGCTGACACATCTATATATATTCGTTTGCCATATTCTTTTGGATATTCTTCAAAACCACAGAAATTCCAAACATCAATTATACCATTATGTTTTATATTTTTAATTTTATTTGTCATTATTTTCTCCATTTTAGGGGGTACAATCATACCAGAGGCTATCGTTACCCCTACTGTATGGCTCTTAAATCAAGACTTTTTCCACAATTTTACTGCTTCTTCGTTAAAAGTGTGAAAGTTTGCATCTTCCATAGCATAAAACATTGTTTGGAATATTTGTTGACCATCATGTTTAAAATGTTTTGCTATAAGTACGCCTAATGCCTCTGTGTCATCAGCTTTATAATCGTTTACAAAAGAAACAATTTTTGTTTCATCAATCAGTTTTTGTAATGTCATTTTACTTTCCTTCCCCACTACTGTCGTGAGGGTTATTTCATTTTGTTAATATCGTCTCTAAGCTGTTCAGGGTTTAGCTTAATATAATGGGCTACAGATTTAGTATCATTCCAACCACCAAGAGCCATTAGCTTCTTGTCGTTAATACCAGCTAACGCATGGGTAGATGCCCAATGTGATCTCCAGTTGTGAACTTTAAATCTTCTATGTTTACCCAGGGCTTTTTCGACAGCCCTACTATGAGTTTTCCCCAAAGGGTTACCACTTCTTGTATAGAAATACCTGAAGGGCTTAAGTGAAGTTGATAGGAATACTGGACCTTCCCGTTCTCTGTTAAGCAAACGTAGGCTTTCGTATATTCTGTCGTGCATGGGGATAGACCTAAAATCGCCGTTCTTGGTGTCCCAGAATGTGATAGTCCGTTTATCCATATCAACGTCCTTCCATAATAGACAGACGGCTTCGCCAATTCTAGCTCCTGTATAGCAAAGGAAAATGATAAGTGGTTGGAGAATTGGGTTAAAAGCATCAATTAATCTTTCTTGTTCGTTATATGGAAGAAAGACTGGTTTTGGCTTTCCTACTTTTCGTCTTTCAATTTTCTGAATGGCAATATTTGGGCTTCTTTGTTTGGAGCCGTAGTTGAGGATTGCGACAAGGCATGATCGGATTCTATTAAAGTAAGAGGGTTTGATTCCTGGCTTAACTCTATTAAGTACTTCGTTGAACATTCCATTGTTAATGTCAGACAAACGGGTACTCCCGAAATATAGATCAAGAAATCGTATTCTTGCTTCGGTTGATCTGTCGATTGACTCCTTTGCATTAAGGTAATCAATCGAAGCATCTCTAAAGCTATAGTTTGGGGAGTGTCCTCGTCCATATGCCTGATCTAATATTTGTCCATAGATTTCATGAGCAAGTTTTTCTGCTTCTTTACGGCTAGTAGTTTTTGCAGACTGTTTAACCCTGATGTTTCCGTTTGGGGTTTGGACTGTTCCTTGAATATATAAGCTTTTTCTATCTTTTCTTTTTCGTACTTGAAGCAATGTTCCCTACCCTTCAAGAAGTTATAAAAGTCTTTTTCTTTAATTAGCCAATTACCACTATCTAGAATTATTGGCACAGTTGATTTTCTTAGTAAAGCTTTCCAGCGATTTAGATTCTTTGTATTTGAATCTAAACCACAGAAAGTCTCTAAAAGATACGATAATGGGTATCGTCTATCCATTAAGCAGCCGCTTTAAGTTTATTGAGATAAGTCTTGTAATGACCTTGAAGCTTACTAACAACTTTGTTATCCAGCTTGGCTATTACAGGTGCCTCTGATTTCCAAGTTGCAATAAGCTCGTCTTTATCCTTACAAGCACCTAATGCTGAATCTATACGTTGATAATGAGCATGATCTTGTTCACTTTTAGTAGCTTTCTTAATATCAAGATAATCTTTATCCATAACTGGTAAATCCTCACCAGCATATATGGAAGTGCCAAGACCATGATAAGCTAAACACTTAACAAGACCTCTTTGTAAGGCAGTATTGACTTGAAATGATGTTGCTGCTTTTAGAGGCTCATTTCTATTGCCTAATACTGGATAAATTTCTGATTGAGTAATACCTTCAATAGTTACTGAAACAGATACATAAGTAAATGTTAAAGAATCTCTCATAAAAGGTAATATATTATTTTGATTATCATTGAAAGTATGCTTTTCAAATGTAGCAGTTGGATAATGTTGCTTTACCAATGCCCAAGCCCATGCCCATGAGACATAGCTGAACTGACCTTTCTTTTCTATATGGTCAGATACGTCTATTGCAGACAAGGTAGCCCAAACCGATTTAGCTGAGTTTTTAGTTGCCATCTTTATTTTCCTTCTTTGGTTGATGTTTAAGTGTTACAGTATTGGATTTGCTCCTAGTAACGATAATCTTATCGCCTTCTAGGTTGCCTGACAGATCCAACACCATTTTGCGACAGTTATCAGGCAAATAATGTTTAATTTCTGTTTTAGCCGTATCAGCAATCTTATTGGCTTTTGAGGCTTCAATAATATCCTGGGCATTGAGATTCATCTGTGATTGCATTTTGGAATCCCAGCACTCAAGCTCATTCATGTTGATTGTAATTTGATCTGTCCAGTCAACTGGTGGAAGCATTGAAAACGCATCAGGCATAATGTCTTTTGTGTACCAATGCCAAAACTGTTTACATTGGTCTAAATACATTTGAAGCCAAGCATCATCTCTCTGTAATTTTCTGTATTCCATACGGCAATGAACTCCAAAAAATACAGCTATATAACAATGATCTTTTGCTCTTGTGTGCATATGATGTTGACATTGTGGAGCATAAAGATCACACAATTCGTCCATATTCATAAAACCCCAATGAGTCTTTGCTTCTACTGGGTTTCCATCTGAGGCAATAGCATCATAAGTGGAATGTATTGGCACTCCTTCATGGTCTATTGTTTTGCCAGTTCCTCTAGCACCTACTTTCATATCAGTCATTAAAGCAAAGCTATCTAGAACATACGGCTCCATAAAATTACCAGTATCAAACATGAACTGTAATTGTTTGGTAACAAGACGTTCTTGCTCACCTTTCTTTTCTGATATGAGCTTTGCCCAATCAGAGAATGAACCATCGGCTATAATCTTAGCTTCTGATGAACCTATAAAGTTTTTACGTTCACTAAGCTGCTGTTTTGTTAGTGCCATTTTTACCCTCCTCATATTGTTGTTTAAGTTTGATACCCAACCAATCTTCTTGAGCATGAGGACTATTGCGACCTTCCCAAGCTAGTTTTGAAACTTCCAAGAATGTATATATGTCGAATCTGCTATTTCTTGATTTGGCTTTAACTTTTTGAGCAAACTCATTCATATCGTGTGGATAGATCATTGGAGCAATTTCCTCTGCAAACCATTTGATGTCTTTTCTAGTCATTTTATACATATTACACCTCATTTGCCTAGATATATAGGCATTATAATTAAATTTTTTTAGACTTTACGGATTAACTGAACAACAACTCCCATTATATCAACCAATCCTACATCTATTTCTTGTTGGCTTTGTGCCGATCTAGGAAGCAAGTATGGTGTTCTGTATTCCATAATCTGTATTTTATTTTGAAATTGTATCAGGACACATTTACCATCTGTTGGTTTTATGTCAGGATCAACAACTATTGTATCTCCTATATGATAGCCAGCTAAGTCCATAGTGTTCCATTGAACTGGAATAGCAAAAGCTTTAGGAGAAATATCTTCTGTGGTAACTATTGTTTTTTCTGTTTCCATTAACGCACCTTTTTTAAATACCATTATTGGTAAATGTTTTACTTTGGAAACAAGAGCTTGAGGATTAGGAAAGTCTGGGTATGATTTGCTAATTGCTCCAAGCTTGACAATTACAACTTGTGATAAACACCACGGTTTTTCCTTAATAAATCTTTGCAAGGTGGAAGGAGCTACACCAGCTTCAATTGCCCATTTTCTAGCACTCCACCCTTTTTTGCTAAGAGTATTTAGAACCCAGCTATGCACTATTTCTAGTGTGTCTGCCATTTTGCACCTTATGTAGTCGTTTTATCCTTTTTGCTTCTTTGTTTCTGTTTAGTATTTAGAATAAAAGAAGCGACATTATCTTCAATACCACTCAAGTTAGAACCTGTGGTTGTATTGAATTGTGATTCATATTGCAAATCTTTTCTACTTTCAAGACTAGATTTCCATAAATCATAAGCCTTAGATACCATTGGCATAATTGTTTCTTCATACCATTCAAACCATTCATTATTTATTTCCAAAACTTCATCTGATGGGTGAAAAAATACTTTATGGATATGGATTCCAGTACCTTTTTCTTTAATAAGCCACCCTTCTGCTAACCAATCAGATGCTATTTCATCTATGGTTTTACGGCTGACTCCCATTTCAGTTGCCATAACTCCTGGGGTTAATAATCTATTTGAATAAAAAGAATGAACAAGCCATGTGGCAAAATTGAAGCGTGATCTGGTTGAATTGGTGTATTGCAGCCATTTATTATTGTTTCTATTGTTTTGTATTTGCTCAAGAATCATCTTGCCCTTCATTATGGTGGCTCTAGAAATCCTGAGTTCTAATGGATAGTCATTAAACTTACCCATGAGTTGCACCTCCGTAGTAATTAATATGTTAAGAATAGTTATTTAGGCATATAAGTCAAGTGCTATTGAAAAATACCTAGTTATCTAGTCATATTCACATAAGAGGTGTGAAATGCAAACTAAAGAACAAGAATGGATTACTGATGTAATCTCACAGTTTACCACCAGACGATATAAACTAGGAATATCACAGAATGAATTAGATCATATAATCGGCTGTGCTACTGGCTTAGTGGCGAAATGGGAAACTGGAAACAGAAAGCCAACAGCATTTAATTTGTATTGTTGGGCAGAAGCCCTCAACTGTCAAATCAATGTGGAGGCGATAAATGATAATATGCGGAATTGATCCTGGGTTATCAGGAGGATTATCCTTTTTTAATAATGAAACTTTAACAGTTCATGCTGAAAAAGCACCTATATTCCAGTTAAAGACTAAAGCTAAGACTAAAAGATTCCTAGATATGTGGACATTAATGTCAATGCTAGATGAACATGATCCTGACCATGTATATATAGAAAAACAACAAGCTATGCCAAAGCAAGGATTGGTAAGCACATTTGCTACTGGCATGGGTTATGGTGTTTATCTAGGTCTTTTAGTAGCTGGAGGCTGGTCATATACAGAAGTAGCATCAAGAACTTGGAAAAAAGACCTTAATTGTACTTCAGACAAAGACTTTGCTAGAAAAAGAGCATCAGAGTTAATGCCCAATGGCAGCCATCTCTGGCAACAGAAAAACCAAGATGGAATTGCTGAAGCCAGTTTGATAGCCTACTGGGGAATCTATAAATCTAACTAGCTATCTTTAGCTTTTTGCGAGGTTGGTAAACAACAACAAGTTCAGATATTAGTTTTTCTACATCTTCTTTAGTTTTTAATGTTGCTATTATAACATCTCTGGAAATGTTAGCTCTAGTGTCACAACAATCTTCTTTACGAATAGCCCATTCGTCCAACACATCACCACGCCAATGATGGTGAGTAATTTGAGAAAGTCTGGCAAACCTTCTATCTTTGTTAAATTTGTCTCTTAATTTTTCATGTCCTTCACTTAAGATATCAAGTTTTCTTTCTATATCTTCTTTTTCATTATGAAGATGCTGAAATCTATTTTTAATATCATCAAATTGTTTTTTGATAGGTTTAAAATCTGCTTTAGCATTTTGTATTTCTATATCTTGTATTCTATCAATAATTTTTTGAGTAAGAGCATCTTGCTCCCTAACTGTTAATTTAGACATTGGCTTTCCTTTGTTATTGTTAAAAAAAGTGGGAGTAAATGCCAGCACGTCACTGGTACTTTCCCCATTTACTCCCAATTAGTGGCTTTTTATTAGTTTGCCCATTACACCTGGTATAAACTTAGTCAGCATACTCAGGGGTGCTTCCTATATAAATGGGTTTCAGAAGTTGTCCCAATATAGGCTCTTTCAAGCTGGATTCGGCTACTTAGCTGATACCACTAATTAAATAAGTAACTAACAGAATGAGCATGATGATTTTTCTGATCTCACTCTGTTAGTTAAGTCGGCTTTAGGTCATTGGGTTTCAGAACTTGTCCCTACATTAAGCCTACCATGGGTTCTATTTGACAGTATCAAGAAACTTTATTGGATCGAATACTGCGCCATCTTTAAATGCCACAAGCAGTTTATCCATAACCATTTTCTTGTTGTCAGTTGGTAATA